CTGCAATAAGAATATGATCTTTTTTAATGTCCTTTGCATCTTTCCATTTAAGCAATATAGAGTCATCCCATTTATTAGCTCTACGTGATATCATATTAGATATTTCTTCCATTTCAAATTTAGTATATGATCTAAACTCATATTCATATGGTCGTTCAAAAGTAATAGATGATGAATTAGCATATCCTAACCAATCAATTGAAAAGTGTTGAGCTGTTGGTGCAGTGGGTTTAAATATAATACTATTCTCAGGCATGTCAGGTTCTAAATCTCGACATGTATGATTGTATATATGTAAATCTATATTATCTCGATCTGCTAATTCAACGCCTTCGGTATAACCCATAAGTTCTAAAGCTTGTTTTATTTGTGAAGCAGCAAACGCAAAGTTTCCTCTGTGCTCATACCTGTGTTCATGAAATTTGTATGTTTTAAATGCCACTAGTAAATTTTCTCCACTCAATCATATTTTTTATTGTTTGATGTCTCCATTTAACATTGTCTAATATCTCTTTTAGAGTATCGCACAACTCTTGAGAATATATAATATTAGATTGAGCCTTTTGAATATCGGCATCTGAGTCATAGAATTTATCCATGTCTCCTTTGAGTACGGTTAAACCATTTAATGGATCATAGTCCCAGCCATGTTTATCAATGTCTTCTTGAGACATTTTACCATTATAGTGGAGCCATTTTTCTTTGAGCAATACTTTAAAGTCAAGCTCTTGTTTTTTCAGTCTCATTCTATTAACTGATAAAAGCTCTAAGTATTTGCCGTGTAATTTTGCGGAGATTTTTGAAGATTCATCTAAGGCCATTTCATCAATGACTGAGTCTTCTTTCCACATATCTAGGATAGTCTGTAAATTATTCATATAGTTATATTATATCACAGTTTACTGGAAAAGTAAACGGTTTATTCAATAAATTCAAAATTGGTATACGAGAAACCAATTGTCATTTGTACGTATTCAACACTCTCTGTTTTAGTATCAAAAGCAAGTTCAGATATAGTTGTAGGAAATATTCCTTTAAATCTGATTTCTTTAGATATATTATTATGTGAGGTATAGACCATAAGAGTTGCATCTTCTTTTGCATCCTCTGCTGTCTTTCCTTTAGAATTTGCTAATGTATGCATCCAATTAAATGTTTCAATATAGTTATCAAAATCTTCTGTTACATTTGCTGTAATGGATAATTCACCAAAGGTTATTCTTTCTCCTGTGGTAGTAAAATTAACTCCTTGATACGGTACATCAGGTGCAACCATACTTAATGTTGGAATAGAAACTGACGAGCAAAAATACTCAAGGTTTGCATACCTTGTGCTATTGATTTTTAAAGTAAATCCAATTGGACTTAAGAAATTTTTATTGGTAGTTAACGTTGCCATATAGTTATTTATAACACGTAGAATCCTATATTGTACCCTATTAGAAATATTAATAATGCTAATATGGGTTCTTCCTTACAAAAAGTTTTAACTCTAATAATATATTCGTATACTTCTCTCATTTCAATGTTGATTATAAAGAAAAGGGGACCCGAAGATCCCCTTAAAAAGTGAGTTAGACTCAGGCTTACACCATAATGTCGTCAACTCGGAAGATTCTGAAGTATTGGTTAGTTCTGTTGGTACCAACACCATCAAGAGCTACGAATGGATTTGCAACCATACCGTATCTTGTTTTGAATCCCATCCTAGGTTGGAAGTCGTTTTCCCCTACTGCTTTAACCATAGTTAAAGGAACGTATGGACAATAGAATAGTCCTGCGTCATAAGGATTACCACCTCTATAACCTACACATACAAAATCTACAGTTGCATATGGGTCGATGTAACATTTGACTCTACCATTAAGTAATCCTGCGAAGGTATTACCAGTATCATCAACATTTAAGTTAGCTGATAAAGCTGGAGTATAATCTAACATACCAGCAGCTGCAAGAGCTGAAGCTACGTCGGAACTAGTAATGATGAAGTTTCCTTTACCACGTCTAGTTTCTTTAGCGATTACATTACATTCTCTTTCGATTTGCATGATTAGTCCTTTGAACTTTTCAACCATCCATCTACCGTCAGAGTCTGTACCGACATCAAAAATACCACTAACAGCTGTTGAGCTTTGAAGAGCACCAATTTTTGCTGAGATAAGAATTGTTCTAACAACTTCTCTGTTGATTTCCGCAAGGATTTCAGCAGATAGGATATTAGCTAATTCGCCTTCAGCGTCGAGACCATGAATTGCTTTAAGGTCTTGAGCTAGTTCCATTGTGTACTCAGCTTTAAGAGCTCTTGATTTAGCAGTCACTGTTGATTTCTCAATAGTGAAGGCCATTTCACCAAAGGATCCGTCTCCAGATTCTCCGATTCCGAGTCTTTCAGCTGCAGCTGTAGTTAAACCAGAACCATGTGTAGATACGACATCAGCTGTATCTGCAATAGATCCATCTGTATCAGCATCAACAACGCCGGCTAAACCGGTTGGATCTGCTTGGTGAGTTCCAGTACCAGAGAAATCAGTATCAGCTTCATCAAAGAATGCTTCTGTGCCTGATTGGCTAGTGTACTTGGATTTCATCGCAAAGATTAAACCAGTAGGTCCACTCATAGGTTGGACTCCGGCTACATCATAAGCGATAAGGTTAGGCATTGCTCTTCGTACGAGAGAAATTAATACTGGATCGAAAGTACCGATGTTATTCGGTGCTGAACCTGTTCCAATATTATTAGCTGCGGCAGCCTCAGAAATGAAATTTCCTTGTGCTTGAGCTCTTTCTTCTTGAAGGGCGATTTCCTGATTTTCTAACAATCGAGCAGTAACTGCTCTTTTGTAGCGGTCGTCAATAGCGGGTGCACTTTCGTGATCCAATACTGGTGACCATTTTTCTAAAAGTTGTGCGTCTGCATTAAACATTTTAAAATTCCCCTTATTTGAAATTAATTTAATTAATTAAATAATTGTTAAAATAAAAATATGAGATGTAATTATTTACTTCTCGTATTTAGTTATAGCTTGAGTGTATTGACTCATAGCTTCAGAAACGTCTGTTGATTTCTCATCAGCATTTTCTTCACCTAATAGCGAATCAACTTCATCAGCTGTCTCTTGGCCTTCTTGTTTGAAGTAAGACTCAACAACAGTTTTTACTTTCTTTTCGAAAGTTTCTCTGTTATCAAATTCTATATCTTCAACCAAACCAGCTAGTTTTTCAGCTTCAGTATCTGCAAGCCCTGATGATGCATTTCTTACAACGTCATCTCTCTCGAATTGAGAGACACGAGAATGTAAGTCAATATTATCATCTGTGGTTTTGTTCAAAGTAACTTCGAGTTCGTTAACTTGTTCGTTGAGTTCATCAACTAGGTCAACTTTACCTTCAGGTACTTCGATATAGTGTTCTTTAAACACCGTTTGAAGTGAAGTCATAAACTCTTCAGCGATTTCAGTACGTAATCCGTTCTGAACTGCTAATTCATTTTCTTTCATCCAATTTTCGACTACGTAGTCTAAGTAAGAATTTACTTTTTCTACAAGTCCATCTTGAATGTCAGATACTTCTTCTTCAAGGTTTGAAGCGTATTCAGACTCTAGTCTGTCTACTTCTTGTGTTAGCTTTGAAGTTAACACTGCTTCGAAGATTGTTCCAGCTTTATCTTTGAATCCATTTGATAAAGTTGCTTCTTCTGAAATTAACGCATCTAAATCTTCGTCAAAATCAACTGCTTCGACTTTTGCTTTTACCTTTTGACCCATTTTATCATCTGGACCTTGTCCAGCTGGTTTTTTAACAGGTTTAGTAGTATTAGCAGCATCGTCTGCTGATTTTACTGAATCTTCTTCTTCGTCTTCAGAAACCGCGATCATTTTTGCAAAGAGCTTTTGCGCATCTTCTTTTTTAGCAGCTTTGAGCATATCTACTGCAGCTTGGATTGTTCCAGCTTTTGTTTTAGGAACATTAACTTGGGGAGCGGCTTCTTTCACCTCATCCTCTTCGTCGTCTGTTTCATCAACTTCAGCTTTCTTAGCTTCTTCAAGATTGTCTTCAGTTTCTTGAGTTTCCTCTTCAACTTGACTCTCTTCTTGAAGCGTATCTTCTTCAGTATTTACGTCTACAACTACTTCTTCTTGGTTGTTGTCTTCTGACATAATTTTCTCCATTAATTATATTCCTAAGAATATCTATATTTGAGAGTTAATTTTAGAGAGGAAATTTTTAAAAGCTTTAATCTCAGCTTCAGCTAATCCGCGAAGCGGAGTACTTTTAATTTCAGTCTCAATTTCTTCAATATCTTGTGGTTGAAGTACGCCATTATCCCATATCCATTCAACACCTTCCATAACGCCATCTACAAAAGCAGATGGAGCACTTGGGTCTTGAACTATATCGATTGTGGATAACATAAAGTCATCCCCCACATATTGTGCGCCCTTCTTTGATACAAGACTTCCCATACCACGACTTGATACACCAAGCTTAACTCCACCTGCGAGTAGTCCTTCGACTATTTGTCCCATAGGGGTTTTAAGTATTGATGCTTTTCCTACAACATCATTTCCCTGCCAATGCAGATCATTGATCTTGTGCGAAACTTTATCCAGGTTAACTGTCGGTCCTTCCGGATGATTTAACTCTCCGACGGCTCTACCTGTTTTTACTTGTTCGGTTATATACTTCTCTACGGCCTTACCTAGAGTTTTCTTTTCATATACCCGACCGTTTTTGTTCTTTTTCTCGGCCTGCATAAAAACGCCTTCAATAAAATAGTTCTTCTCGCCATCTTTTTTGGCTTCTACTATTATATCTAAATCGTTATCTACAAATTCAGTTATTAACTTCATCGTTAGTTGCTTCCTTATCGTCGCCAGAATCCCTAAGCATGGTAGTTGAGGCTACCCTTACTTTTTCTGCTTCTAGCGCGGTGTGTAACTTATCAGCCATAACAGTTTTAAAATTGCTATTAGCTTTTACGTTATCACCATCTTTTAAATTCTTTATTAGTTCTTCAACGTTCATAATTTAATTACCTCTTATATATTTATAATATTTTTATTCTCAACTGAGTTAATCCCACCTAGGATCATCAGCATCTGGTGGATCATTATCACCTGATTTATCATCAGCGGCTATTTGTTTATCGATTGCCTCGATTTCCTCGTCAGTTTGACGTAATACCTGCTTACGAATCCATTCATTTGAGACATATTTACCTACATATTCATCTAATGTGGATAACATTTCAAATCTTTCTCTAATCATTTCAGATTGTTTGAGTTCTGAGAAATAGTTATCTTCAATAAAATCAAATGCTATATTCTCTTTCCAATCTCTCCAATCCTCTCGTGTAATTACACCTTTTAATAACAATTGAGTTTTAAGTAATTGCATAAAGATATCTGAAAATCTTTTTCTTAATCTATCAATAAACTTCTTAAATTTAACTTCATCTCTTGTTATTTCACTGCTTCTGCCTAGTGTAAATGATTGTTCTTGTTCCAATCTATTAATAGGAACATTTAATGCTCTATATAATTTCTTTTGGAAATAGATAACATCATCTATTTGACCTAGGTTTTCTCCTCCAGCCAAGGTTTCAATTTGAGTTCCTCTTCCACCCTCTCTTCGAGGTAAGAAGAAATCTTCCAACATTGACATGTGTTTCTTATCATCTTTTATATCACCTGTCTTTGCATCATAAATCATTTTATTTCTATACTGACCCATAATGTTTTTTAGATACTCTTCAGCCTTACCTTTAGGTAAGTTACCTACATCAATATAAAATATTCTTCTTTCAGGAGCTCTTGATATACGATAGATAACCAATGAGTCTTCCATCATTCTTAATTGATTAACTGGTTTTAGAGCCTTTTGTAAGAAACTTAAAATTCGTTTTCTACTAGAATCAAGTACACCTGAAGTACAATAAACTATTGCATCTGGGTGTATTTTTAACCCTTGGTTATATTTACCTAGTGCCTTATCTTCAAATAAAAAGTACTCTTGTTGACTTTTAATAATTTGAGCACCAGTTTTAGGATCCTTTTCTTCCTCAATTTCTTTTACTTTTCTAAGTTTAATTGGGTCGATGTATCTTAATTCTTTGATACCACCTTTTGGATTCTTTTCATCAATAATAATATGATATGGAAGTCTTCCATCCACATACCATCTACGGAATATATCATGTCCATATGAATTAAAATTCAATAATGACATTATTTTT